CCGACTTATTCGTCAGGGTTCAAACGCTCAAATGGCGGTAGTTGGCAAATGTAACGGCATAAATCTATTATCTTCCGTCTTTTCGTCCGATAGTCTCGGTGCTGTTTATCAATTTTCTTTCGTCTCATTTTGTTAAAGGTTAAGTCCTAATTTTTGCCACATATCTTAAATCGAAATGTTTTGGGCTTCGTAGCGTGAGTCAATTAGTGCATGTGCGATTCGTTCTACCGTAGTAGTATTTAGACCGCCTTCGTTGTTTAGTAATTTCTTGACTTGGGAACTTTGAACTTTAGACCGTCTGCAAAAAGACCTCATTGATTCAGTTTCCAAGCGCGTCCCAATAGCCTCCCGAAGAAAGCCATTGAGCGCGGTGAGTTCTGCTATTCTCAAAACGGAAGACCTGAAGAGTTAGCAATTTTCTCGCTGGTGTTCTGCGGTTCGGGTTTGAACGGCTCGGAAACTTTAAGGGACAAAAATTGTCCTTTGTCCGTGGTCTTTACCCACCCTGCAAGATCGTATTCAACTTCACCTACCTTGATTTTACCTTTGTAGTCCGGGTGATTGTCCGCCTTTTTGTTGTTAGGGAAAAGCGTTCCCGTGTTTGATTTGTGTTCGTAACTCATATTTACTTGTTTTTGATTTGCTCCTTTAATCTTTCTAAATATAGACATAAGTCCATTGCCTCCTCTTGGGCGTGTTGTAACCAATCCAAGGTCTCAAGGTCGGTTCTTTCGAGGTTCGTTCCGTATTTCTCTAGCCCTCGTTCGCTGCGGTCTGCTATTTGGTTTAGGACTTGGATAACTATTCTATCTACTTTCATTTGTTCGTGTTTTTAATGTGTTCCGTCATTTAGTGAGTAACCGTGATTAAACCCATTGATAAAATCGTCTTTTTCAAACGACCATAAATTTAAATCTTTTCCATCTTCACAAGTTATTTTACTAACTGCTATCCCTATGCAGTTTGCAATGTCACCTAAATCTGTTAAATAATTTCCATTTATTGCTAATTCGATAGCAATTGAGGTAATAACTAAATCTTTTAAGTTCTCTCTTTCTTTCTTTTTCATAATTTATTGATTAAGTCGTTGTAGTATTCTCTTGCGTGTAACAGCTTTTCTTTGACCTGTTCGATATTCGCATCGTTTAACTCCACTTGAAACGCTCTAACACGCTTATTTTCGCTAATATGGCTAAATTCGTGTTTCGCTCGGACTTCGGTTTCGGTTTCTTCGGTTACATCAATCTCAAACTTTTTCCAAGACGTTCTGCGTATCTCGTCCTGCACGATGTCTTCGGGCGTGTCGACTAAGCAATAAACTACACGAGCTTTCGTTTTTCCAGTGAGCCAACAATATCCTACAAGTTGCCAAAAATAGTCCTTGTTAGGAAGTTCATCCTCAAACCAAGGGAAGGTAGTACCGTCCCAACTGCATTTGATATCGATTATTTCGTCTTCTAAGGTGAGGTCGGGAGTCCCTTTGATAAATTCATTCTCAAAGTATTCCGTGTTTTTGAGCGCAAAAGGCAAATTTAGGACTTGTGACGCCATTTCTATAGCTAGGTCTTCTTGAGTGTTACCCTTGTCCGTGTAACGGCTTGAGAACTCTTTTTTAATACCGAACTTTTCTTCTAACGCTAATTCTTTAAGGTACGTCTTTGCGGTTTGAGACAAGACCTCCCCCTTTGATTTGGAGTTAGTCATTAGCTTTCCGAGTGATGAGCATCTAACCTTCATAAGTCTTAAAATGTTTTTGAGTTATTTTTAGAACTTTACCATAAAATCTAATTTTTTCAATGTCGTCTGCTTCGTGAATTAAAACAATTGTGTTAATAGCAGCAAACATCCACGACAATTCATTTATCATTTCACTTGAAAGTCCTTCTATATCTTCTAAATGGTCTAAATATCTAAAAAATAAATCTTCTGCAAATGCTTTTTGTGTCCTTCTCATAACAATAAAAGTGATTTTGTTTGTAGATCAGTTAATTGAAAGCCTGATAAAGCCTTCTTAAATGCTTCGGGTGTTAGTTTACCTTCCTCGATTTGAGTAAGTCCGTTTTCAAAACGTTCTTGCGTGATGGTTGGCTTCGTGTTTTTAACGGTCGCACTCGCACTATTCGCGTCATCGTCCTCGGCTTGAAGGCTTAACAATGACTGCAAAGTATAGCGTCTGTAATAAGTAACCGCAGAACCGACTTTTTGAGGGTCTTGAATGTCAGGTAGGCGCATACTTGAAACTACTTTGTCACCAGTTTCGATGTCAATGATCAATGTACTAACTAAACCGCTTTCAATAGGTTGGATTAAAAGCAAACCATTTTCCAAAAGGATAGGTTCAACACTTTCTACCAATGCGTTAATGTCAGCGTAGGACTTCTTGAAATGTGGGTTGTTCGCGTTCTTTACGACCTTTCCGATTTTCTGCTTTGCAGCGTGTAGTTTTGGGTAAAGACCCGCTACTTTTACCACCTCTTCGATTGTTTGTTCTGTTTTTTTCATGTTTTTTTCTTATTAGTTTCAGCAAATATACGCTTTATTTTTAATACGGAATACATTTAGAATAATTTTTGTTGCGCTACGTGGTTTTTTATTCTTTCGACTGCTTTGTCGTAGTATTCCGTGTCAAGTTCGCAAGCGGTTAACTCGAAGCCGTATTCGTGGCAGGCTATTGCTATACTTCCACTCCCTAGGTGCGTGTCTAGGATTTTATCTCCGTCTTTTGCGTATTTATCTAAAAGCCATTTATATAAAATTGTTGGTTTATGAGTTTTGTGTATTCTTTTTTCGTGTTTAGATATATTACCTTCAAAAATGTGACCTTCATTAAATGAATGTTTACCTTGAAACATTCCACTCCACATATATCTAAATTGACGAACTGCTGTATTAAAACTTGTATAAGCAAGTTCACAGTCTGCAAAATCTGAACTTCCATTGCATTTATCCCATACAACCCATGAAGAAGAATTTGCACTTGGTATATTTTCAATGAAATGATTAGCACCCCAGATGATTTGATTTTTGCTTACTCGTTTTAATTCATTAAAATACTCTACATTTGGTGCGCTTTTATCCCAATCTTTAATTTCATTTTCTATTTTAACATAACTTATTCTTCCATTTCTTTTATCTTTTAATTTTACTATTCCATTTCTATTTTTTGAACTTTCACCTATCCCATACGGAGGGTCAACTATTGCTAAATCAAAGTAGTTGTCAGGATAGCGAGCCATTAAGACCATGTTGTCCTCGTTTGTCAGTTCAATTTTATCAGTAATTTTCATCTTTTATCTTTTTTTTATACTTCGCGATCATTTCTTTCAACTCTTCTTTGTCCCATTTCTTCGTCTTGTGAGCAATAGCCTCAATTTCAGCGTATTTTTCCAAGCCTATTTTCTTTATTAGACCATCTCGGTATGGTATCAAGTTACCGTGTTTATGTTGGTTACAAGCAACACATTGAGCGTGTACGTTGTCAGGATGAAACCGAACCGAAGAGTGACCCCCTGCGCTCCAAAAGTGACCAGCGTCGTATTTTGCGCCTAATTTTCCACCGCAGGAAATACACGAAAGGTCTTTGTCGCGTAACCTTACCCATTTGTTGAATACTTGTTGAGCCAATTTAAGATAGTCGGAGACGGTTAGTAGGTCTTTCTTTTGCTTTTTCAACTTGTCCTTTTTCATTTTGGCTAGGTTCTTTAACGCTTGTTCCGTCTTTTTGCACACGTAGCAAAATTTATCTAGAGTTGAAAATGGTGTAAAATTTTCGCCACATTTTTTACATGACTTCATAACAAAATCTTTAAGTCGTTTATTTGTTTTTTCAGTTCTAAATTCTCGGTGTGTAGTGCGTAGAGTTTCGTAATTACTTGCTTATGGTCTTCGCAAACTCGGTAAAATGTTAGCATGGCTTCCTTTAATTCCATTTGTCGTGTTTCCATCGGCTTAATCAAGTCTACCCGGTGTGCGTGTTTCGTCTTTAGGTCATCAATGCTCATCGTCAACGCTTGGTCAAGTGTCCGAAGGTTTATTTGTGCGGTTAAAATGTCTAGTTCTTTCATGTTAAAATAGTTTCAGTTGTTTCATAGTGGTGTAACCTGCTAAAACTTGTTCCGTGTTTGCGTCGATTACATCTGCAAACTCAATTTCGCAAAATGTACCGCAGTCAGGAACAATTGGCGGTTCGTGTTTACCTTCGTTTGGTTTAAGGTCAGTCAAGAATTTACCCTTTATACAAGACGCTCCCGTTTTAATCTCTAAATCTGCCATCCTTTTAAACTCATTCGGGAAATGTTTACGAACGTGATTCCAATAACCTTTGCCACCTTTAACGCACCCAATACAATTGTTATTGTGAAAACCTAACTCGTACATTTTAGGTAGCTTAATTCCGTTTTTAAGTAGCAATTCTGCACACTGGCTTTTAGTCATCTTTCGGTCAATAAGTGGGTATAATGGTTTCGCTTGTGGGTATTGCTGACTAAATCTAATTGCTCGGTTAATCTCTTTTTTCTCAAACTCAAACCCAAAAATTTGCCCGTCAAAGTCAATTTCTTTTTCAATTTTAAACCTAACATTTTTTTTCAAATGCAACGTGCAAGGTGCGCCATTTACTCCATTGATATATCTTATTTTTTCAATTACATCAAATTGGTCAGTATATTTTTCCGAGCGTACTCGGTTAATTTTTTTACCATACCATTTTTCGCAATCAGCAATAAAACGTTCATTGTCTTTATGCGCTGAATTTATTACCATGTAGTAAAGTTCAACCTCATCTTTGCCGTAAATCTCAATCGCTAATTTACAAGCTACTGCGGAAGTAACACCGCAAGAAAACCATCCTATTTTCATAATTAAAAAGGTAAATCGTTAGTATAATCTATTTTTGGTTCTTGTTTTTGTCGCTTAATCGGGTCAACTCCATTGAATAAAAAACCAAGTCCGTGGTTGTAATAAAATTGTAGGGGTTTGTTGCTCATCGTTTGCGCCCCTCCAGTGTCTTTGTCCTTAATTTTGTCAATGTCAATAAGCGTGAAGAACTGCATTGACTCAAGTTTAGTAAGTCGGTGAACGTTAACCCAGTCGTCGCACATATTGGCAAATAATTTACCACCTTCCGCCATTGATTTGTTAGGTACCATTGGCTGCCCTTCCCACTCATGCCCTATTGGGTACTCCATGCTTTTACGTCCTGACGCAGTTACGGGGTGCATTGATAAATAAGCCGTCTTTTTGTTGATTTTACACCAACGTTTTAAGCTACGGATAAATTTAATGTTATTCTCGTAGTTCATGTCATGATCAAGTTGGTTAAATGGGTCAATGAAATATCCATCCGCAGGTATTTGTTCAAATTGTTTCAGCAAATTGTCGGGTGTGTATTGCAGTTTGTTGTTCACGAAGAAAAAATAATCTTCCAAGTAGTCACTATGTGCGTCAATTTCTGCGTGGGTCAACTTTTTGAATGGAACACCTGAATACATTTGTATTAAATCTCGTAGTACTTGACCTTTCGAGTTTTCGTCCATCCAAATACCCCACTTTAAACCGTGATTTGTTGTTAGTGCCAACATATACCAAGTCATGAAGTAAGTTTTTCCTACGTTGTCAGCTCCTAAAATACCAACGTACTGCCCGTACTTAAATCTTAATGACTCGTCAAAGTCGCAGTTTATACCGAGTCCTTGCGCTATCTTCCCGTCTCGGTAATCGTGAAGATAATCGTTTGCGCTTCCTTTACTCAAGACCATACATCTGTCTTTGTCGTTTCATTTCTATAACCAACGGGTCAGTGCTGACTTTTGCGTCTTGCTGCTTATGATTGTCACGTTTAAGCCAATTCTTAGCGGTTAAATATAACGAAACATAGTTTTTATTGTTTTTGTAATTCTCTATTTGGTCCAGTACGTCGTCAATTTGGTTTTTATGGTAGTCAATATTTAACGACTTAAATTCTTCCTCCGTTAATTTTAGTTTACCAAACGCACGATAAATTGTTTCTTTTTCATTCTTTTCATTCTTATCATTCTTGTTTGGTTCCGTCTGCGTTTCGTCAGCGTTTCGTGTTCGTTTCGTCTGTGTGTCGTCTGCGTTTCGCTCAACTTGGTAACTTGCATAATTACAAATAGTTACCCGTGTCGTTTTGGTTTCGTTGGTCGTTACAATCATTAACTCTTTAGTTAAAGTGTCAAAGAAACGCTTTACCTTGCTTTTGGACCAATTCCAACGCTTGGACCATGTCTCAAGTGAATGTAAACTTTCGCCTTGCTTAACAATGTAAACCGTGCCTTGTATAATCACTTTTTGTTCCGAGTGATTTGCGCACAATAAGATATCTAACCACGCTTCAAAACGGCTAAATTCTCGTTGTTCCTTAAAAATCCAGTGGTCTTGTACTTTTCTGTGTACCTTTATCCATCCGCTCATAAATAAAAAAGCCCTGATGCTTTCGGTGTAGCGGGACCTACTCACATCAAGGACTTAAAAAAGTTAGTTTGCAGCCGCTACTCTGCTATACAAATGTATAAGTACTACCTTGACATTTTGGTTAAACGTGAATATTTATTTTTCAACAAGTTCTCAATCCTACGTGCCGAAATAATTAAAGCGGTATTGTAGTCATTTGCATGAGCATTCGTTATTTCTATACACTCCAGAACCTCGTTCAACTTTTCCGCGAGCAGTGGATGGTAACCGTCTAAAGCAAGTACAATCATTTCCTGCGAATAAATCACCGTTGCGTGGTCCTTGTTAAATAGCTTCCCTGATTCAGTTAAAGACAACCCGGTTAATGTAGCCCACGCCATGCCTAACTGTCGCCATTGCATTCGGTCACGTGAACGGTTTGCAATCTTTAATTCCTCGTGTGAGTAGGGACAAACTAAAAAAAACTCGTGCATGGTATAAAATGACCTTTTCGGTAGTTTGCCTAAAATGTAGTTTAATCGTTTTCCGTATGTGCTGTCTTTAACCATTGTCTAAAAGCTAGTTGTATGTTTACTTGTTGTTCGCTTGTTTCGCTAGATGCGTTCTTCATTACACGTTCATCGAGTTTGCGAATTTGATTGATGAGGTTCTGCGTTGCCATTTTCATCTCGGTCCTAAATGCTTTATCTTCGTTTAGGTCTTCGAGGAAGTCGGCTAAAACTGGAAGGATTGCGATGGAAGAAATGAGTTTTAAATCGTTGTTCATAGTTCTTCTACGCTAATAATTACACCTTCCCATAAATCCGCTTTTTTTCGTGCGTCCTCTTTGCTTACTGCGGTCACTATTTTGTACATTTCGACCCAACACTTATGTGCGTAGCCTTTGTAAATTACTTTAAATCGTTTCATTGCTAAATAGTTTTTACTTTTTTGTTCGTTTTTGTAAATAGTATTTTACGTTGTTGCTTTTTTAATTTCACTGATTCTGTTTACTAGTTCTGCGTTGTAATTGGTCCACCACTTTTTACGGTCTGCGTGGGTGATTCCAAGTTGACGCTTAAACTGTTCTTCTAAGTTCTTTAGATCGTGTTTAATCTTGTTCGCTTTCATTGTCTTCTACATAAATAAATACTTCTCCTAATCCGTCGCACTCATTGCATCGGCATTTTCCGCTTCGCGAGTATGGACCCTCATCCGTTTCGCAGTCGATTATTCCCAAGCCTTTGCACTCGTCGCATTCGACTAAAATCTTTTCAAACATATTAAATATCTGTTACGTTAATATCTGCAATCTCAATCATGGTTTCTTCAACTATATTTCGGGCGGTGTAGTAAGCCGTACTTTCCGCGTCCGTCTTTGAGAATTTTTGCATGTGTTGAAGCTGTCGCATGATTTCTTTGTAGCCTTCAATGAGTGATTCAATTTTATCGTTTTTCTGTTCGATAATTACTGCCTGTTTGTATTCGTAAGCTGTCATGGTTTAAGTTATTAAAGTGAATAAAAATAAAATACAACTGTTAAAATAAGGAGTCCGCAACCAATACCGATTAAAGAGTTAGTCTCTTCGGCGTTGCGTGGTGTGAAATAGTTAATTAAGTTTTTCATTTTACTTTGTTTATTAGGTTAGTTAAAAATTCAATATCTGTTTCAATTCGTGGTATTTGTTTAAGCCATCCAATTCGAGCGCCGTTTTTTGGGTCTTGACTATATTTTTTTGCTTCGGTTAGTGCTTTTAAATTTGAATTTAAATCGTAGTTTAATTTTCTTAAAAGGTACTCTTGTTCTTCAGTTGTTAAGTTTTTCATGTCGTTTTGTTTTAATGTGCGTTACCGAGCCGCACCCCTCGTTTTGTTTTTAGTTATTTATTTCTGTAATAATTGCGAATTGACCACCGCTTTTGTAACAAGGCAAAGTTTCTTTTTTTACATAATCACTTGCAGTTACTTGTTCACATTCTTCTAATGTCTTGTAAAGTTTTGCAGTGTCATTGATTGTTACTACATAACCTCTTTTTGTTTTTGTACCGTTTGCATTTAAGAACATCATGTTAGCTCCTTTTTGTCTTGCGTTGTACTCTTTAACTGTTTCAATAGTTTTCATAATCTTGTTTTTTTCTGTTTTTGTGCCTTATTGACCTTACAAATGTACTGCTTTAATTTTAATACACAATAGTTCTCAACATTTTTTTGACATTTTTTTTTATCTTTTTTCTGAAATTCAATGTTTACGCGGGTTTCAGAACGAAAAAAAAATTCACTTTGTCACGAATTTAGATTAAAAGTGTGACCATAAACGTAAAAAAGGCAGCCCGAAGACCGCCTTTCTTGTACCTAAAATGAAAAAAACAAAACTTGTGTGCGCAAATATAGGTATTTATCTCACTTTGCCGTTAATGATTCTCAAATTTTGCACTACAAAATCTCCGTTAGGCTCGGTTTCAACGTATGCGAAACCATGATTCCACCTATTTACTGGCATGTAGTCAGGTCGAAGTCCACAAAGGCATCCGACACTCCAACAAGTAACGACATTCCCATTCAAATCATTCTCAGAGTGTTCGCTTGTTTGGTGGTTATGTCCTGCCATACTCGAAACTTTGGCTCTCATGTACAAACCTCTCGCGCTATTTACGGGGCTAAAGATAGTGTGCATTTCGTGACCGTGTAGAAGGCTTAATTTACCGATCTTAATAACTTGCTTACTCTTAATCTCAGTTACACCAAGTTCACCAAACCGCAATACGTTTTTAAGTTCAAAATCTGCAATACCTAACAATTCAGGGGCGACCGTCTTTAAGTAGTTTTCCCATCTGTCCTCGTGGTTGCCTATCTTAAAGTAAATCGGGCAGTCAAACTCTTCCTTTAATTGTCTCAAAAAATCGCGTGTCATTTCTATTTCTCCTGCAAGGTCACGAAGTCGCCTATCTTTTACGAATCGAGACGCTTGATACATGTCCATAGTGTCACCGTTTAATACTATAGCATTCGGCTTTTTATTATAACCCCACTCAAGTGCTAAACTTAAAGCGTCAACATCATGGTAAGGAAGGTGAATGTCTGAAAGTATTAAAACTCGGTTATTGCCTGTAGGAATTTGAAACGGCTCTTGTTCTTTGTAGTCTGATTCAGGTACTTTTCTCCAACCTTGCGCGGCTTTTCGTTCTTCGTTTGTTCTCATAGGTTCTATATTATTTTTTCTTAACTCCCCCCTGTAATATCTAACCATGGAACGCGCACTTGCGTAAGTAGGAAAATCCAAAGGGTGATTAGTGTTTAGCATTTTCGCGATTAAGTTCGTAGGCGCAGAAGGAAAACGCTCTAAAAACTCGGTTATAATATCTTTTTTGTAACTCACGGACGAAAGGTGTCATAATAATCGGACAATCTATTTAACCAACCCTTGCGGTATTTCGCGTTCTTCATTCCGGGTTTACTGATCGCAATAAAAAAAGCCTCCCGTAGTCTAATAAGTTCGTCAAATAAGATGCGTTCGTTTAGTTCGTTTGCAGCTTGTATAGTCTTAGGACCAATTGCCCCGTCTATACTTACTTTTTTTCCTAAGTTATTAAGTGCTTGTTGAAGTGTTTTAATCGCTTGACGTTGACCAGAACCCCAAGCCATACCAGCGACAATGACACCGACCGAAAAGCACTTAAATTCATCGGCTCGGACGCTGTCCCAATAACCACGCTTAAAGATTTTAAACCAGTCTTCGGAATTCATGTTTAAGAATCTTTGATCATTAGTAGTGCCGAAAGTACCTACCCACGTTGAGTAACAGATACCCATGTTTGTATGGTACATTTTACCCTTAAATAATGTTGGGCAGTACATCGCACTGCATGAGTCCGAAGGGTCACCACTTAGACCGCCCTCCCACTTTTTAATAAATTTAATGTAAGTCTCTAAATTCATAGCCTTTTTTTCGACTAATTTAAGACTTTTCTAAACAAAAGGAATAAAAAAATAAGGGTTAGGATGAACCCCGAAATAATGAAAAGTTGCTTAAATTGATTTAGCGTAGAATGTTTTACACTTATACGTTCCTTTTTTAAGTCATTTTCACGCGTTTTAAGCGCATTTCTCAAGCTGTCCTTATACATTTGTCGAATTACTTTCAAACTATCGTTAAATCGCTTGTATTCGAATTTAATTTCGTAGCGTGTTTTTGGAACGTAGGAAGTTCTATAGTGAATGATCGTATCTTTTGACGTTATTATTTTTTCCCAATACGTGGTGTCATGTTTAACTACAAGAAAACTATCCACTTTAGTTATTCGGATGGTGTCGCTTATGGTGTCGCACCGATAACCCTTTTTAATTGCTTTGTTTAGGTGGTAATTAACCGAGCAAGACGTTAAACATAGGGCAAACATTATACGTAAAAGCATATATAAGTGTTTTAATTGTGTAAATTATACGGAAAAACATATATAAAGTCGGATTAAACCGTCAGAAACTATCTTTTATCTTCTTTGCGTTGGAAATAAACCTCTTGAACCTAGCAATAAAACCTTTGTCGTCTCCGTATTTTACTCGTATCTTTTCGTCAATACTTACCACTTCAATAGATGCAAGAAACAACCCGACCAATTTAGTCAGAGTATAGTCTACCGAGAACACCGTCTTAACCATTTCATTAACCATTGCGTAATCAATAAGGAAGAAAAGCAATACCGCACTTTGGTAGGTTATCATCTTACCGATTAGTCCCTTTCGAAGTCTGCGGCTGCTAAACTTTTCGGTAGTTAATCTAATAGCTACAAACGTATCAATCAAAATAGCCAACCCAATGACTAACAAAATAACCTGAATAGGTGCAAAGAACGAATAAACCGCTACAAGTCCAGTAATCAAATACTTCATAACTCGTATTTAGTAAGTTCTACAAACGTCCACGCCATTACTTCCTCGGTCGTAAAGGTCGAAGTATATTTGAAACCGTCTAAGTTCACACCGTAATCTTGACTAGGTGTGCTTAAAATAACATCCACTCGAACCGCTTTATTTCGTAGGTCATTTGTAATATAAACCACCTCGATTGTCGGGTCGGTTATTGTAGTCTCAAAGAATGGGAATTGATAGTTCATATTTTAAGAAATTGTAGTTCCTGTTACTGTACACACGCGCACCCAAATTCCCCACAAAGACGAAACTTTTTGCGCCGTTGTGAATGGATTAGGTCCTGCCGTCTCGGTGCTTATTGCGGTTGTTCCCGTTTGGTTAGTTGACACGAACATATAACGTCTAGTTAAATTAAATGGGGCGTAATTATAAACGAACCCACCCGGAAAGCTAAAGTTCATGATATTCATGGCTTCATAAATGTTAAACAAGTTCCAACCGTTTAAGCCGTCAATGGTTGACCCCGTGTATTGCGTTAATTGGCTAGCCCATGTTCGTGTTGTTGAATCTCCAAAATAATAAGCAAGTACCGTTGAACCGTTGTAAGTACTCCAATCAATAGCTACGTTTTGACCATAACCTTGACCGCCGTTTTTATTCGTGAATCGGTTTGTATTTCCGTGCGGATTGTTAGATGCTAAAGTCGTGAA